CATATATTACTGTTTTTATTGTTTGTGGAAAACTCTGTGGAAAACTTATGTAATAGTGTCTAATACTGTGGAAAACCCCTGTATATGGTGTGATAAACCCCTATGAAACTTGAGTTTATTGAGTCTTATGAATCATTATAAACCCTTATAAACCCTTCTGAGACTTAAGTTCATTGAGTCTTATGAATCATTATAAACCCTTATAAACCCCTCTGAGACTTGTGACCTTTACCGGTATAACATAAAACGCGCAGTTTGTCAAGCCCCACCGCCGCGAAAATGCCACGAGACCCACACAAGATCTCGACGAGACCTTCATAAAACATTATAATTCTCGACGAGCATCATATATACATACAACAATCTCGACGAGACTCATGCAATACACTTGCAGATCGTCGAGATATGTGCTATAATCATACAGTACTCACACAATCTCGACGAGTTATGTACGACGACTACGATCTCGACTACACATCAGGCAACGATTATGGGCAGGATCTCGAAGAGTATACACAAGAACTCGACGAGGAATATGTACGAGATGCACATGATCTCGAAGCACTTGCATATAAGCATTATGCCTGATATCATCTAATACACATTGTACGAGACATCAATGATCACACACAAACGCCTGGTAAGTGTTACATTAGACATCATGTGTTATGATGATTTAGATGTAGAACATATGGACTGGAAAGAGTTACTTGATCTCGAAGGGGATGAAGAAGTTCATTGTAGCATCAAAGAGTACGATCCGTTTGTGTAATGTGCCAGTTCAACAATTGGCACAAAGTTATATAAATAAAAGCACTTAGATCATTATATTATAGAGCAGCTCTTGAATTCTCCTACGGGATAAAGAATCAACCTGACAGATATAAGACCCGAGTGCTTTTAGTTTAATAGGTTTACAGGGTTTAACTATAGGTTTCCCGATATACCAAACACGGTCGGAATAGAATATAACTAACTCGTGTTTTTGCAGTGTCAAAAATATGAGGTTTTTTGGTGTCTGGATATAATGTGCCAGTTGAGAGAGTGGCACAAGACCCCTTGTGCTTTGCTTCAATCCGTTCTATATTACATTTGTTCCTGAGAAACCCAATGGTTTTCATCAAATCCACCAAAAATGCTTGCACCTATAAACTGGATGCAAACAATCAGCGGGTCCTGATGTATGCTCCCCTACTGCCTGATGGATCATATGAAACCGCAGGATCGGCATATGATTGGGTAGAGTGGGATGAACTAGATGGTGATATCCTGGCAGAGGCAGATCGCATTCACAAACTATTACTGGAGGCAGTTTGATGGAATTCATTAATTACGTTCTTTCTTTCTATGGACCTGGTGGTATCTACGATATGGGTGCCACTTATGAGATGATTGTTGATGCTACCATTCAGTATCTTACCACGGAAGATATATGTTGGTGTGATGGTGATAGTACTGATCGTGAGATGGTACGTGACATTTTGATCGAACGCTTCGGTCTTGTGCCAACCTGAGAACTGGCACAAGACCCCTTGTGCTTTGCTTCAATCCGTTCTATATTACATTTGTTCCTGAGATTCCTCCAATGCCCGTGACTCTGCAAGCAAACTACAAAGAAGTCTTCGCAATTGAGACTGTTGAGTTCATCGAAGAGAACTGTATCGAAGGTCAGTATGATTTAGATGATGCTCTTAAGTTCATTGATGAGCACAATGAGGCAGACTTCGTTGCCTATTATGATGAGTATGTTCGTGTTGGTGAGAGTATTGGTTATGATGTAGTTGATGCCTTCATTGAGTATCACGGTGCGGTGCATTATGTTGAGAACGTAGAAGATGCATTCCGTGGTGTATACCATGACGAGGCAACATTTACCGAAGAAGTTATCACTGAGGTTTATGGGTATGATATTCCTGCCTACGTAGTTGTTGATTGGCAGGCAACCTGGGAACAGAATCTTCGTTATGATTATGATTTCGTAGATGGTTACGTATTCTCCAGCAGTTTCTAACACTTAGTGCAGGGGGTGTGCCGGTTGCTGAACTGGCACAAGACCCCTTGCAAAATCCCCCAATCCGTTCTACATTACATTTGTTCCTGAGAGATCCCCAATGTTTGATGAACTCTGGTCTGAGATTGCTGATAGTCAAGGTGAGATCTTTGATCTGGATATTCCCGAACTTCGTGATGAGAAGTTCGATGTGAATGAATACCTGAACTCTAACATTGATTACTAAAATGACACCCGACTCTTACACTTTCACTGGCGACACTGTAACCTACCTTGGGTTGGTAGGTATTATCAGCACCGCAATCATCGTGGTTTCAGTATTTCGTTCGTTCTACAAATCACCTCTGAACAAATGAGTGATGGGGTGTGACAGTCACACAAGTGGCACACTGACCCCCTGAGACCGTCCCTTGACCCTGTAGGATAAGTAAGAACCAAACGAAACCGACCCGATGCAAACTACTCTCCTGCTGCAAGTTACTGAAGTTGAGTTTGATTTTGACGAAGAAGATTTCACCCCAGAGCAACAACAAGAAGTTGTAGATTATGCTCTCGGTAATACCTTTGAGGTTGAAGTTGATGATGCTAATGATGAACGTGAGGTTGCAGATGCTCTGATTGAATGTGTAACTGACCTCACTAGTTGGTGTGTAGTTTTTCTCAATTATCGTCACGTTCTTAATTAATCAAATGAAAAACTTTGATCTCTTTCAAACTCTTGTACTTGTTATAGTTGTTGCTATTTTCGTATCTGCTCCTATTGTCGGTGCGGGTCGGGTAATTGTAACCCAACAAGTAATCAATCAAGAATGTGGGAGTAATTATTCTTTCATTCAAGTTGCTCTTGCTGGAAATAATCTTTCCCGCATCTGCCAAATCAAAAATCAAACCATCACCATCAAATGACTAACCTTCGTTATTCTACTGGTGAGGAACTTGAACAGTTCCTCTATGAGAAATGCAGGCAAGATCCTGACTTGCTTGCTACCATCATCAACGAGTATGTATGCTCTTTGAGTGATAACAAACTGATTGAACTTGAAGACCTTCTCACTAACAACTTCGGAGACAACTGATGACACTCAACAAAGAACAATTCTCCAAACTGGTTGAGAATTATGCCAATCACATTATCGAAGGATTAGATTCTGCTTCCCTTGAATTGATGTGCTTCGATCTACTCACCCGTGAGTATGAGACTTATACTGAAGAACAGATTGTAGGTGAGATCGTAGAACTTTATGGTGAAGAAGTTGTCTATGAGTGTTATAATGATGTGGATGTGACAGTTGCCGAAGTGTCCACTATCTGACCCAGAGCGACCCCTGATGCCCTATAATTAATTCATAAACCAAGGGAGAGAAACCCGATGAAGATTATCTACACCAAGCAGAATGCCAAGGGTGGGTATAATGAAGTCGGAATGACTGATCGGGGATTGTCTTCTGATTATTCAACAACTCGCAACTTCCTTCGTTATGGTCTACCTTCTGACTTCTACGGTAACACTGTGAGGTTGGAAGTCTTCTATGGTGATTCTATCTACCGGGCACCTGATAAAGTAATGTATGTGACAGTCTGAGAACTGGCACAAGGGGGACCCGATCCCCCACCCTGACCCTGTAGAATAATGGAATGAAAAACACCCACCTGTCCCATCCTGAAGATTCGATCCTGACCGGTGACCTTTCCGTGTTAGATTGGTTCTTCAATCCCGGTCATCTCAGTGTTAAGATTGATGGTGCTCCTGCTATTGTCTGGGGTCGCAATCCTGCAACCGGAAACTTCTTCGTGGGCACCAAAAGTGTCTTCAACAAAGTAAAGATCAAAATCAACGAATCTCATGATGAAATTGATGCGAACCATTCTGGCGAAGTTGCAAACATTCTTCACGCTTGTTTTGATTGCCTACCTTTTACAAACACCGTTTATCAAGGGGACTTTATTGGGTTTGGTGGATCTACTGAATACACCCCCAACACTATCACCTATCAGTTCCCAGAAGTAGTAGAACAAAATATAATCATTGCACCGCACACCTGCTATTATGCTGAGAGCGATCTTCGTGATGCTGTAGCACTGCCTGATCGTAGCATCTGGAATGATACTGAGACCGTCAAGTTCGTGCAACCTACGGCATCAATCTTTGCAGGTGCCGAATACTTTGCAGACCTTAAAGAGGTTTCTAAGTTTGCTAAGGTGATGGCTCTTGGTGTAGAATTTGTGGAACCTAAAGTTGCGGCACAAATTATAAAGCAACTCAATGCCTGTATTCGTGAAGGTAAGGAAGTCAATCCTGAGGACTTTGAGAATCCTATTCTGATTAGTTTCTGGAAATTGGTTAAGTCGATTAAGGAAGATGCACTATACCTCTGCCGCAATGATGGACCCCAAGCATACATTAACTACAACAGAATCGACTCTGAGGGTTATGTAATGACCAATGAGTTTGGTATGTTTAAGTTGGTCAATCGTGAGGTCTTCGCTTATGCTAACTTCAACCACGGTCGCTTTCAGTGTGCCAGTTGAGAGAGTGGCACACCTGCCCCCCCTGGCGGGTCGGTGACCCTGTAGGATAAGTAAGAACCAAACGAAACCGACCCAATGCGCAAAATCGAATCCCAAATGAACGCTGCCATCACCAAAAGTGTTGATTGGAAGTGCGACAATACGGAAGTCGTTAACATTGACGGTGTGAGTTTCGTTTATCTGCACGGCAATAAGATTGCTGAGGTGGGTGATACTTTCATCAGGTTGTATGATGGTGGGTATCAATCCAATACCACCAAGTCCCGCCTGAATGCTATTCTTCAGGAGCACGGACTTGGTGGTGAGAGTGTTTTCCAAAAGCAGTTCGATTGGTTCCTTCGTTCTAAGTTTGGAACTGAATTCATCAGCATTCCTTTCTTGTCTGGAATGCGCCTGGCAGAAACTCTAAGGGGGAGCAATATTGCTCCCCCTCTGATTCACTCAAACTCCTTTCCCACTGATTAACACCGATGATCACCATTCAATTCTTCTCACCTTATCAGCAGATCTGGAAGACTCAACAATTCAAGACAATTGCAGAGGCACAGAATATGGTTGCATTCTATCGTAGTTGTGGATCACCCGCTAACATCGTCTGAGAGTATAGAGAATGGGATGCGCTCTAAAGACACCCTAACTCAAACCACACTGATTTACATTTTATCATGACTTTCGAAATTGCATCTGCTCTGCTGAATCGTGCCTCTAATGGTGAGGAACTTCTGCAGATCCTGGAGTCTATCGCATCGGATGCCCCCCAGGAGGAAACCCAGGACAGTTGAGCAACTGGCACACCTGCCCCCTCTGGGGGGTGGGGTTGCCTGTAGGATACGTAAGAACCAAACGAAACCGACCCGATGCCTACCGCCGCCGCCCAGACCGAAACCTACAACGGGTGGGCAAACTGGGAAACCTGGAACGTTGCCCTCTGGATTCAGAATGATGAGGGACTCTACCATGCTGCCCGCCAGTGCCGCTCCTATGCTGACCTTCTGGCGCTGCTGTGGGAGTGTGGATCGACTGAGACCCCAGACGGGTGCCGCTGGAACGACCTTAAGATCGATGCCGAAGCGATTGCCGAACTGATCGCCGATCTCTGAACTGGCACACCTGCCCCCTTCGGGGGGTCGGGTTGCCTGTAGGATACGTAAGAACCAAACGAAACCGACCATGACCCAACTTTCCGTGATCTGCCCCTCTGCCCCCTGGGAAAACGAAACCACCGATCAGGACCGCGCCTGGGATCTGTGCCTCTCCCTCTCTGAGGAATATGGGTACGCCCAGGTTCGCCAGAATGGGCAGATCATCGGGGAGTATCGGGACGGTCGCTGAACCGGCACAAGGGGGGCGCAGGATGCCCCCTCCGATGCTGTAGGATACGTAAGAACCAAACGACCCGGACCCATGGCAAACGCTACCGTCACCATCACCCTGACCCCTGAGGAGCAGACCGCTCTCTATGATGCTCTGTACCGTCTTGCCGAAACCCTGGAAACCAATTTGCCTGGGTCTGACCGTTCGGCGGTGATGAACCGCCTCGCTGCCTGCCTGATCGATCAGTTGGATTATCCCGTGCCCCTATGGATGACTGAGGCAGTCTGACCCTGCCTGAGGGGGTCGCGCCTGACCCCCTTTCCGTGCTACAATTAATCAGAACCAAACGACCCTCGGATCCCATGCTCTACAATCAGGCAACCGACCTCGTGACCCGTCAGACCGTATGGGTCGGAACCCAGGTTCAGAACCTGCCCACCTGGACCGGCACCGAATGGAAATCAAACGGTAAGGGGCAGTCCCTTGGTAGTGATTTCGACGGTCTCTCTGCTGTTGCGTTAGCAGACCTTGCCACCGATTTTCAGGGGTGGGTCGGTCCCGGTCACCGTTACTGGTGCAACCCCGAAGCAAAGCGCCTCTCCTTTCCTGCCTGACCCCTCCCGTCGATCTGCTAGAATTCTTTCAGTTCCACCGACCCCTACCCCATGATCAGCACCACCATCGACGGCGTTCAATTCAAGGTTACCCGCCTCCCCGTGCGCGGACCCCGTAAGGGTGAGACCCTCTCCCGTAATTCTCAGCATGGGGCAGGTGCCGCCTTCGGATCCATTCGCGCTACCGATCTGCCTGCCGGTGGTGCCTCTCATGCCGTAGGCGCTGGTAAAGGGATGACCATCACCCGCGTCACGGGTTTGGGTCGGGTGATGGTCGCTGATCTTGAGGCAGTGATGATCCGTGCCCGTGACCAGTACCGGAGCGACCGCCGCGCTGCTGCCCGTGACCGTATCAGCGGCATGGTGTGACCCATATTCGTTCGTGATTTGGCAGTGTCCCGGTGGGGGCGCCGCCCGGTGGCGCGGGGCGCCGCCGAAAAACGCAACACTACCCTAACCTACAAAGTGTTACCCAAGCGACATAAGTATCGGGCGCTAAATTAAAAAATTTTGCCATAAAAAAATCACCCCTCAAGTTTGATAATTCATATATAAAACAAAAAAAGCAAACTAATATTGTGTGCCCATGAAAAAAAATTTCGGTGAAAATATTCATCCCGTACAGATTGATCCAATTACTGGGCAATATTATGTAATCATTCCCGAATGGATGATGAATGAACTCTCTTGGTACGAAGATACTGAAGTAAAATTCAGTTTAGACGGAAATGATATTGTGATTAGCGAACATGAAGTAGATTGACAACTACTACATAATACTGTATGATACTGAAGTAACTACATTCAATTATGGCTAAAGGATTTACTGTTAAAGCAAAAGCACCCATTGCAAAAACTACGGAACAGGAATGGGACTATGACTTGGCAAGACAAATGGTTCAAGGCAAATCCGTTGTATTTTGCCTACCAGGAAGAGGAGTTTCTTATACTTATCTGAAGAACTTTGTACAACTCTGTTTTGATTTAGTTCAAGCCGGAGCAAGTATTCAGATTTCACAAGACTACTCTTCAATGGTGAACTTTGCACGTTGCAAATGTCTTGGAGCAAACGTACTACGTGGTCCCGATCAAATTCCTTGGGACGGCAAACTCAAATATGATTGGCAACTCTGGATCGATTCTGACATTGTATTCAATACCCAACAATTTTTTCAACTGGTTTTAATGAATCGTGATATTGCATCTGGATGGTACTGTACCGAAGATGGTAACACAACATCAGTCGCACACTGGATGGAAGAAGATGACTTCCGTAACAATGGTGGTGTAATGAATCATGAAACAATTGAAACAATGAGTAAGCGTCGTAAACCATTCACGGTTGATTATGCCGGATTTGGTTGGTTATTAATCAAGAACGGAGTTTTTGAACATCCAGAAATTAAGTATCCTTGGTTTGCACCAAAGATGCAAGTCTTTGAATCTGGTGAGGTTCAGGATATGTGTGGAGAAGATGTAAGCTTCTGTTTGGATGCAAAAGAAGCAGGATTCGAAATCTGGTGCGATCCTCGTATCAGAGTCGGTCACGAGAAAACACGAATTATCTGATTTAAATGTTTAACAACTCTACGAAATATAATATCCTATGTAAAGGACGTAAAATTTACATCGATCTTGCAGAAGAAGAATATTTCAATACAATGGAGGATCTGGCAATAGAATTCTATGAGTCAGGTTCTCCACATCCTGAAGAACTTGAAACTGAAATTATAGAGGTTACTTATGGCAATTAAAAAATCATCAGGCAGTGCAAATCTCATTGAGTCGAGTCCTAAAAATACTCGTCAAGGATATGGGTCTAATACTAAATATGCCGCTTCTTCTCGGAATAAAGCTCGTAAAAAGTATAGGGG